CGATGCTTGGTTGGGAAGCGCAGAGAGACCGTATCACGACCCTTGACGATGGACACTTCCTGGAATTTGATTTCCATCGTCATTGCACCGTTCAAGTACTTCTCAGGATTGTCGCGCATATCATCGCGTTCCTTGTCCTTGAAGCCACTGCCGACACCGCACTCAAACTTCCTGCCATCTTCAAGATAGCCAACACAGTTCGCTCGCCCAACAGTCTTTTCGTACTTCGACTTCGGACGGCCTGGTGCGAATGAGGTGATGATGGCATCGGCGGTGTAGAACTTCTTGACCTTGCACCAGGCCATCGTCCTGTCCCACTGGTATGTCGCCGACAGTTCCTTAAGGATCAAGCCTTCATGGCCCTTAGGTTGGTTGTCAAAACCGGGGGTCGTGACCTCATCGCAGTATGCAGTCATGTCCTGATAGTCTTTGACGATTCGACCACCAGTCAGTGTGATTCGTGTAATATGCGGCAGGTCTTCCAACATCTGGCGAATGTTTTCACGATTTTGTTCCATTGTGATCGATGTCCGCTGTTGCTCCCAATCCTCGATGGACATGATGAAGAACGCACGAAGACAGATTCGAGACTTGGCTTCGTCGTTCCCGTCTTTCTTCGCGTTCACTGTGTCAGTCCAGTCATTCGCAAAGCGCTCACTGTCCAGAACAAAACCACGCACCCAACCGAATTTTTTGGCAACGTATTCCTTGACCTCAAGGAGCTCTCGATCGAATAGTCCTTCCATGTGGAAGGCCTCGATGCCAGAACGACTGATGTGTTGGATTTTGTCAGCAACCATCGATATATTACGCTCACCATCGTACTTCCAGTCAGCTTGACATGGAAATGTGACGTACTGCTCGAACTCATCAGCGTCCTCGCACTTGTCGGCGAGCATCACATTGAACGTTGGAACTGGGGAGGTTGGCCAGACCTTGTTGTATGTTTCTGGAGAAAATCCCGCCTTCAGGTCCTTCTCAATCACTCGCTCGAGGTATGTTGCAGTTTCTTTTGTGAACGCCGAAAGCAGCATCGTCACAGTGCTGCGAGCAAGATCACCGGTCAACTCACGATTGCGAAGCTGATCGAGAACCGTCAGGATCGTGTCAAGACTACCATCTTCAGTTGCATATTCTTTTGGGCGCGCAAACTTCTTCACACCGTACGTATAGTACGGGTTCATTGCGTAGAACATCAACGTTCTGCCCTCGGCGCTAAGGGCCGAGAGTGCATCGCGAATGATGGCCTTCTTACCAGCTCCGTTCGAGCTTTCGCACTTCTTGAGTGCGGCGACAAATGTTTTGATGCTCATAATTTCATTCTAATCAAGAGTTCAACCAGATCACGAACACTATCAGGAGCATTATGAGCTCTTGCCAGTGTAAGAACAAGAAGATTGGAATCAGGAAATCAGTGCCCTTAACATATTCGGGGTCCTTCGCAGCTTCTTCATTTTCCTGGTGTCGAATGATGGCAACACAGCCAAACACAAAAAGAAAGGCTGAAGCAAAGAGGTATAGGAGGGCGTCTCCGGATGGTGCATGCAGGGTCTTCAGCATTCGGATGAAGGACCATATAGCAATGCAGATCAGGGCACCGCCGGTCTTCATCACTGCGCCCTCGCCCACTGCATGAATTCTTTCTTCGCTTGTGGTTCGAGCCGATTGAAACCTGTCTGGAGGCGACGGAGCATCTCCAAATTTTGCATGCCGGCCAATACGGCACCGGGTCTGCTCCGTCGCCTTTTGCCACCTTCGATGGATGAGGTGTCATACGTGTGGTACGTCTCTGGCTTCAAGCCCAGAGCAACCATCACGGACTTCCACTCCTTCCCATGTGAGCGGACTTTCTTGATCACCTGCTTCCCGTTCTCTTCGACCGTCTTCACGTTCCCATGAACGACACGAGTCACGAGATGGGCCACTTCATGACCGACAGTCTGGGTCATGAAGTGATCTTCATTCTCAAAGCACAGGATTGGATTCAACCGAACAGTCCAGTCATCCGCACCGCCGGTGATCGCCATGCCGCCAACACGACTTTTCACATCGAAGCGAATCGTTGGAGAATCTTGGAACTTCGCCTTATGTTCAGGCCAGAGCTTTGTGGCATGGTCAAGGACTTCACGAACGCGCTGAATGGCGCGTTCCCGAATCTCAGGTGTCAAGACCTTGCGTGTCATGTCTGAAGTGTCGGGGTTCATTTGGCCACCTTCAAGAGTTGGGCGGCCAGCACGGCGTCGTACAGCCAGATGCGGTTGTCAGCTTCCCATTTGAACGCCGCCTTCTTGCCCTTCAGTCCTTGAAATTCCAGTCCACTTTTCGAGCCGATCGTAATCGTTTTGCCGACGAGGGACTTGTCGAGACCGTACATGAAGCCGTTTCGAATGAGATTGCGGATGTACTCGGGGTTGATCTCAGTTGAACCAACATCGGCAGTATCGCCGAATATGAAAGACATCTTCAAACCCACGGAGTCAAAGTTCCCGCGACCAGGAGAGAGCGACAGGCCGTGCTTCCTTGCAACGGCACGCAACGCGTCTTCAGCTTCTTTGGCAATGAGATTGGCTTTGGTCTTGTCCATGTTCGTGCTTTCAGGTTGATGTTGAAGAAATTCTAGCACAACCTAGTTTTTCGTGTTCACGAATCTGTAACCATGATAAGACTTGTAACGGTGCCAACCGGAACCCGTAAATATCGAATGCATCACATTCCTTGAAATCAATACAGGTTCACGCTACATGACTGACGGCACCCGCTGTATTCGTGTGGGCTTTCGCCTTGGGAGAAAGTAAAATTTCTAAACGAAAAATTCCGTCGCTGATCATTGAACACGTCTCGGATCGCGGCAATCTTCACATGCTAAGCCTGTTGGAGCACCGCCGCGATAAGTACCTCGTGATCGTTGATAACATTGACGACGAAAATATCACAGCGTACGTCCTTGACTACGCACAGCAAGAAGGTGTTGATTTGCGCACGTTCATTGAGGTTGCTGAGGAGTGGTTGCAGAAATCAAATGGTGAGTACCCACTTTCATTTGAGCTCTCACGCCGCGGCCTCACACACGGAACGAGACGAATCTACAAAACCTTTGACCTTGCGTACGTGACGCGCCTTATTGGTCGAGCCTTCTCAATCGATCTTACTACGCCTGTTCGTGTCCGCCGTCGTAGAGCGACAAAGATTCCAGCTGGAGTAGAAATTCGACCAAAGGCTTCTGTCATTCCACTTCACGCTTAAAGGTGTCTTATGGCGCAAGAAGAAAATCAGGACGCGTCAGATAACAAGAAGAAAAAGAAGAAGAAAACACAGGCAAAGCGAACGATGGAAATCATTCGCACAGTCTGCGCCGTTGGAGCTCTTGTTATCAACTGTGCTGTTATCACCCATGTACTGGGATTCTGGTAAAACAAAGGGCCGCGATTGCGGCCCTTTTCTCATACAAGATTGAACATCAATCTTGTTCTGAACACATCCAATTTGTCTTGTGGACGCTGAATTGAGTCAATCGCGTCCTTAGCCCAAAACAATGCCGAGTATTTTCCTCGTAGCTTTGTGCTAGACGTCGGATCATAGATCCTCATCTCGCGCCCACGAAACTTGTATGATGATTTCAGATAACTTGTCATAGGAAAGCGCTCAGGTTTACCTGAGATTCCCGCCCTCCGCCTTGAACATCTGAGCGCTGTTGCAAGTCTCGGTGAACGAGGCCAAATCACCCATTCATATGGGTGGGATGATGGCTCATATGCTACGAGCTTAATCACCCACCCTTATACGCCATTAGCGCTTTAACAGCTCTTCTCATCACAGAAGCTCATAAAGATCACGTAGGAATGGAAGTAGAACCTTGTCTTCAACCTTCTTGCGGAAGGTTTCATCCACTTCTGGCAGTGTAGTTACCTCGAGCAACTCATTGACCTTGTCATCAAGTTTCCCCAACAATCGCTTGATGCCTTCAATGTCATGTTCGCCCTTCTTCACGTCAAGCAGGAACTTTGCATTCTTGCGCGGGAAGGTGATGAACCCTGTTTCTAGAAGTTCAATGACTTGCTGGTAAACACGGACGGCGTGGCTCAGTGACTTCCAATCAACATCTACTTCTGAAGCGCGCGCGCTGCGGTCGCCGTACTGATCAACGAGTTTCTCAACCGCGTAGATCAAGTGCGGGAGCGTAGTCGTTTCAAGATACTCACGCCCATTCAGTTTCAATGTGCGCATAGTCTTGTTGTTATTCACGGTGCTGCCAAGCTCCAGCCCTGTTTCTCGAGCAACATGGTCTAACACAGTTTGTGCTTCCACAAAGTTAGATGCCGGATGGATGTAGTGTGATACTGTGTCCAGGCGAATCTTGTTTGCGTCAAACTTCATGAATCGTTCATCTGCCGTTCTTTCGTAGAACTTCAACGTGTCAGTCAGAACGTCCAGTACAGCCTTAGCCGAGTTCAACCGTTCACCACGGCGAACATAGTCAAAAGTCTGCTTCACAGCAAAGCCAACCATACCGTTCACATTACGGTGTACGTACTTTGTAGCCAACAAAGTGCAAAGCACTTCAAATCTATCCCACGCGTACAGCCTTTTCTGTGATGGGGTGGTTCTTGAGCTCTTTGCGGTCATCTTGGCTTTGGGTGCGTGCAGGTGGTGTGCGCCATGAAGAACTGCGAAGACTGTCTCGACAGCATAGGTCTGGCCACCCAGAAAGTCCCGTACGAACTTCTGGACTGGGGTGTGTTCAGCCTCATACCCGTCTGCTGGCATCGTGTCACCGTCACCGATTGTGTTTCCGTCCTTGTCGAAGCGATACCGCTTAACACCAAGTGATTTGCAGAGCAACAAATCTTGCAACTCAGGCAAGTAAACCGCCTTGAAGTCGTGATCAGATGTTTCGGAGTTCGTCCCGTACAAATGCGAACCGTATGTGATAGCGGTCAACAGGTTCTTGTGTGGTGGTTTGTACTTCATAGGTCCCCCTTTAGGAAGATGAGAATCATCTTCCTATTGTACTTGGAGTACTGTGGGGGTTGAGACTTATTTCAGGACTGAGGCCCCAAGTTCAAAGTTCGAGACGCTCAAATTGATCTTATGTCGTTTTGTCGTGACCTTGTCTGGCTTGTGTCTGATCTTGACCAGCGTGTGCAATCGATCATACTCTTCGTCCTCAACACCAAGCGCATCTTGAGCCGCTGGTTTGAGCTCACCCTTGATCTTGTCAGCGAGCCCGCAAATGTCGCGTTGAAGGTCCATACAGCGGTGTACAACCTGAATGGTGAGTTCACGCGTGTCCTTGACCGTGATGCCATGTTCGCGTTGAATGAACTTGATTTCATTGTCATCAAGTTCTTCATTTACAATTTGGAACTCTGGGTCAATGGAGACTTTCACACCGTACTGGGCAAGGTGTCTCTTCACGATGTTCTCTTCACCGATAAAGACCAAGATTCGATACATGCCGACGAAGTTGTCAAGCAACGCCTCCATGCGACCCTTTGATGTTTCACGAGGCCACCCACCACCAAAATAGTACAGTGCGTCGATTGCACGTTTTAGGTCATGGTGCTGAACATCGAGAATCGCGAAGCCAACGGTTCTCGTAAGTGCATGGTACTTCTTGTAAAGTTCATTGATGTCATGGCGAATCTGAACGGCTTCTTTGATCAGAGTCACGCCCGCCTCTACACGATCTTTCTTGTTCATGCGCATAACAGCTCCGTGAGTGGACACAGAGCATCATAAGTCTTTTTTGAACCCGAATGTAAACCTAGTTACGAAAGCTGTTCCTTGACCCAGGACTCTAGTTTATCGAACTCCATGTAGTGCACAGTAAAGATCTCAACGCCATTCATGTCAGTCACTGTCACGTACTCTTCTGACCTGCCCTGATAGTGTGGATACGCTTTAAACTTCACATCATCTTTCTTGACATGAATTACGTGACGGCCGATCTTGACATCAACACCCTCTTGAGAACACAACCACTGGATCAGGGGCACCGCTCGCTCTACAAAGAAATGCGAACTCCAACCATTGTTCGAGG